GCGCTCCGTTAGGGAGACCGTAGCGCTGGCAAACCTCATCGTCACTCACCTCATAGTAGTCGTCAGACACGAAATGCTCTACAGAATACGATAACCCCTTGGCCACTAGGCACGAAGGGGTGTGTTTCTGGAGCAGTGTTTTAAGAACTGATGATACTCCCTGCATTCTGAGAGCATATACTAGAGATGATTGAACGGTGAGGGCTCTGGACTCCAAGGTTTGTTTCTTGGATCCAGGAAGGTCGCCTCGGCAGGTGCCAAGGAGCCTGAGCAACACTCCCAGGTTCAACCATGGTAAGTACCTCCCGTTTTGTAGGGTGGGAGAATACTTCAAAAATTGAACTTGATGGTAAGTGGTGCACTTCTCAAGGGTGACGACGTACCCCGCAAGACGGGCGCTCGCCACAATCTGTGTGGGAGTGACCGCCTTAGACTTCGAAATCACCAAAAAGATGAGGAAGTTGGCGATGGTGTTCATCAATCCCGTGAGGGTGGTCCCCGAGAATAAGACTGGTTCTTGGGGGGTGAGCGTGACTCTCTGGCCGGTGGAGCTCTGGAGTGAGAGTTTCTGGGAGATCTGGTCAATAAGGGCAGTAAAGACGGTACGAGCCTCGCCGCTAAGGCAGTCGTTAGCGAAGTGAAACAAACGGCCGGTGTGCGATGTGTCACAACTGGAGATGTCCATGTTGTACAAGTGCACAAGGCCGTTGTCCCTAATCGCAATGCAACTGTCATCAGAGTGGGCGATTGCTGTGTATGTCTTTGTGGGGTGTAGCAAAAACTTGAAGGCGGAGGAGAGCGACTCGACTCCGGGTTTTTGCACGTACCATACTGACATGTCTTCAGTCTCAAACTTATTGTTTCCAATGCCATCTTTGAGGAGATGGGTGAGCCATCCGCCTTGTAAAGAAGCTTCGACACGCAAGTCATTCACGAGGCGTGGGTACTTACCTGGTTTCCCCCACTCGTCTTTCTTGACCTTCCCGCGAACGCCGCGTTTCCACGTCTGATCTGCCACAGAGCCATCCTGCAACATGTCAGCATACGTTCGTACGCGTATCTTCTTCTTTGGGTGTGGCATCTCAACCAACTCAGCTGCCTCCTCTCGGAGGTCACGCATTTCGACTACTACACTGCTCCAAGTGGACGTGAGGTACTGGCACAATTCTGAGGCTAAATCAATAGCCGCGACCTGGCTAGCTCTCAGATACAACTCGAAGGTTGATCCGGGGAAAACCAGTAAATCGTGCTCCGGGGCGAACCGGACGCAAGTCAGTCGTTCCAAGGCGAGCGACAAATTAATGTCACAATCGCCATAGATTACTCCTGGGTGGTAGATGGAAGGACCAAAACGTGTGCGATATGTCTTATCATCGTTTAACACGCCACTGAAGGACAAACGTTTGTTTTCGTCGAAAACTTTGTCCCCGCGGATTCGAAACCGGTCGTTCCATAAAAATGGTTTTTTGACTTCACATAGTGAAGTGGTGATTCTCTGCAAGCCTACAAACGTCACACCATAAGACGTTGGGCTGATTCCCTAGGATGAGAGGATCCCAGGTTGAGGAGTGGGGGACGACAAGGACGCCATCCTAAGGTTGTGGACACACTCATTGATGAAAAACTGAACAGTAGCGACGGTGTATTCGTCGTGATGCCCAAGACGGTGGATGCAGTTGAGGTAGGTTTGTGTGGTGACCTTGGCGCCGCCAAAAGCTTTCCGTAGCACGTTCAAGTCGTCACTAGCGACGTCCGCGTCGTACCAGGCATTATAACCTGCGTCAGCCATGACATGGAGCCGGATGGAATGTCCGGAGGTGGGGGGCATAAAGTCGAAGAGTGGTTGATATTCAGTGGTGTCGACCATGCGGGGTCCGCTTCGTAAACTTTGGACGTATCTGTCTAGGCTGGCGCCTTGGCGCAGTTTGGCCTCAATAATGTCATTGACGTCTTGTACAAACGAGTCAAACAATGTCTTGTCAGCGTCGAAATCGTGAGCAGTGAGGGCGAAAAAAGTCATCAACAAATAAGTGAAGTTACCGAAGATCCACGTGAAGAGCCGCCCCACCCACGCGATCGTGGAGGCAGCGTCTAAGGTGACGTAGA